TAGTTATTGCCGTAAATCCCCCTGTAGGGTACCCATAGCCAAAAATAGCTTTATCTTTACCATAACCAGCGGCGGCAGGGTATTCCCTAGCCGTGCCTACTCCTGATGTATCTGTTGCTACATTGCCTGTGTTAGATACTAAATTGGTCACTGCCGTTACCGTGCCTGTAGTACCATACCCAAATATGGCTTTTTGAACCCCAATGACGCCAAATGCCTGCCAATCAGCAACATTTGCGTTGTACCACTCAGGGTAACCTAGTGTTGAGTTGTAACGAATCATACCCGTTACGCCTGCTGGCTCTTGGGCCGTGGTCCCTACTGGAAGCGTCATCGCGTCTGTACCAGTACAAGATACTGTTAGCGTTGTAACCCCAGTTGTGCCGTTTAATGTAATTGCCATGTCTTGTCCTTAAGAGAGTGAATAACTAGCTGCTGCTGGGTATGGATACGATAAAGCACTATTTGGCTACGGAAGTACCGCTGGAGGTGCTGTTTCAATGACCAATCTTGTTTCAAACACAGGTGTTGTTGCAACAGATACAACCGGTGTAGGTACAGCTAGATTATACCTAGCGGCAGCAGGATACGGATACGATAAAGCGCTATTTGGTTATGGGTTTGATGGAACCTCCTATCTTTCAATAACTAACTTGGTTTCTAACACAGGTGTAGTGGCTACTAACACTACAGGAGTCGGCACAGCGCGGTATGGACTTGCCGCCACAGGGTATGGTTTTGATAAAGCAATATTCGGATACGGCTCCGCGCCAGCAGGAAGATTATCAACAACTAATCTAGTGTCAAATACTGGAGTAGTGGCAACGGATACTACTGGTGTAGGAACGGTAAGAAATTATTTGGCTGCTTCTGTGTATGGGGGCGATAAAGCTTTATTTGGATATGGCTTTACAGGGTCTAATGTGTCTATGACAAACTTAGTTTCTAACACTGGTGTTGTGGCTAAGTAAGTGTCTGCATAACGGATAATGACTATGCCTGAACCACCAGCAGCACCGCCTGTTGAACCGCTACCTGCACCGCCACCTGTATTTGCAGTACCAGCTACACAGAGTGCTAGTACAAATGCAAATACGCTAGATGATTATGAAGAAGGTAGTTGGACGCCAACTGTTGAAGGAACTTCTACTGCTGGCACTGTTACTTACGGATTACGAGCAAATAAATATACTAAAATAGGTAATGTAGTTCATATAAGTTTATATCTAGGCTGGAGTGGGGGAACGGGCACTGGCAACTTAAAAATTTCAGGATTGCCATTTACTCCTGTAACAGACACTACTTTTCCTGCATTATCAATAGGGGTAGCTAATGCACTAGCTTTAACTGCTAGCAATTACCCAACTTGTTATGTACATAATTCTTTGCCTGAAATATATTTTATACAGCAACCTGTTGGGGGCGGTGCTTCTTCTAGTGTTGCTTATGATGCAGCAGTAAGTGAATTAATGGTATCAGGTTTTTATTACACCGCTTAACTACACCATATTAGTGTAGTCGGACACAAAGGAGATTTAAATGGCATTAACTAAAGAAACAGTAGTAGACCAAATTACAGTAACCGAGAAAGGTATTGTTTTATACCGTGAAGCAACTCGTATATTAGAAGACGGTGTTCAACTTTCCCAAACATTTCATCGCACCAGCCTGCTACCAGCATCAGACTTGACTGGTGTACCTGCTAATGTAGCGGCCATTGCTAATGCGGCTTGGACCCCAGAAGTTGTAGCAGCTTATCAAGCGTTATTGGCTAAATGATGGAAAAGATAATCGCCAAGCTTAACGCTCTTCTAAGCCAGTTCTGCATCGTGTGCAAAATACCTTGCGACAAGCAAATGCACTTTATATGCGGCTTTATCATAGCTGCTATACTGACACCGTTCATTGGCTTTTACGCTGTGGTTGTCGTGGCTATCATTGCGCTACTTAAAGAGATATACGATGCACTACATCCTGACAAGCACACTGCTGACTTTTGGGATTGGGTAGCAACTACATTAGGCGGATTAGTAGGATTTGTTGTTGTAAGTTTATTAGGATAATTTATGTTTGGATTTAACGCATTTGCATCCACAGCGTTTAATTCATTACTAAATGCCATTATCCCACCTCCACCACCTCCAGTTACCTGGGGTAAGACAGGTGGCATAGGTAAGAAAAAGAAAGAACACATACGCAAGTCAGCTAGAGCTGAGATGCAAGACCATGTAAAAGAGTTATTTGCAGAGCCAGTAGCAGCAGAGTTAAAAGAAGAAGTCGCTAAGTATGTTAAGCCCTCACAAGGCTTGTCTATCCATTCCATTGATTACGGTAAGTTAGCTCAAGATGCAGAGCTAGTGCAACGGATTATTGGCAGATTTAAAGAAATGCAACAAGAACAGGAGGATGAGGCATTACTACTAATGCTCATGTAACCATGGCAGCAATCAACGAGATAACAGGCGATTCTATACAGACTCGCATGAAGGGTAAAACCTTTGATGACAATTACGACAAGATAGATCGCACAGTAAGGCTAGAAGAAAAGAAAGACGAGCAAGAAGACGATTTAGTAACAATGAAAGCTGACTTCCTAGAGCGATGGAATCTTAGTGGCGAAGAAGGCGAAAAGGTTTGGCAAGAAAAGCTAACCATGATGTACAGACAAGGCACTGTATCGTTGCCTTATGTTCGTGAAGACTACAAGCCCTATCAGTCAATGATTGATGGTCGCATGATAGAGGGCAAGAAAGCTCACAGAGAGCATCTAAAGCGTAACAACTGCATAGAGGCAGGTGATATGCCTATAAAGAATCCAGAAAGACCTAGGGATAACTTGAAAGAGCAAATTGCAAGAGAAGTTTACAACAAATTGCGTTATTAATAAGGGAGCAACAAATGACAACAACAGTAAATCTAAACGGTAGCGGTGTGCCAGGCTTAACGGCTGACGCTATCACAGGTTTTGTAACATTAGCACAAACAGCAACAGGCGCTTCACAAGGCTCATTGGCATTAGTGTCAGATTTTGTAGTTTACACAACATCTACAGCATCAAATGGCCCAACATTGCCAGCAACAGCAGGTTCTGGTGACAGCTACTTGGTTGCTAACAACACAGCAAACTCAATCAATGTATGGCCCCCAGTTGGCGGTGCAATTGGTACAGGTTCAGCTAACGCAGCACTAGCAGTAGGCGCAGGTAAAACTTGCACATTCTACGCTTTAGGTAATGGTAACTTTGTAGCAAACCTATCAGCTTAAACAATCGACATAAATTAGTTATGTGTCGATAAAAATCAGTTTTATAAACACAAGGAAAGCAAAATGGATAACCAGACTACTCTGGAAGAGCCAATTAGCCTTCGAGATACAATCGAAAATGCTATTGAATCAACAGAATCAGCAGTAACAGAAAATACGACCTCACAGGACGCTGTAGAAAGCGATAAAACCTCTCGCCCTAGGGATGAGTCAGGCAAATTCGCTAAAACCTCTCAAAACGCTTCAAAAGAGCTTACAGAGGCATCTGATGACAATGTTGTAGAAAATGATACAAATGTAGCAGAAATAACCACAAAACCTCGTCCTAGTTCTTGGAAAAAGGATTATGAAGAGCATTGGGGTAAGTTAGACCCAACTTTGCAGGATTATATACAGCAAAGAGAAGCTGATTACGCTAAAGGCGTGTCAACTTACAAGAATCAATGGGATATGGCAGCTCCAATTGTAGAAGCCATACGACCATTTGAGGAATCATTAAGACAAAGCAACCTATCACCAGCGCAATGGATTTCAAGCTTGGGCAATGCTCATGCACAGTTGGTATATGGATCGCCAGAGCAGAAGTTAAACACATTTGCTCAATTGGCAAACGAGTATGGTGTTAATTTAGGGCAATTGACAGGTCAAACAGGTTATGACCCACAGTTCTCACAATTAGCACAAGAGTTAAATCAAATAAAGAATCAATGGACAAGCTTCCAAAGCTCTCAAGAGCGGATGGAGCAAGCCCAATTGCAGAATGAGATTTCGTCATTTAAAGATGACAAACCTTATTTCGAGGAAGTTCGTGAAACCATGGCTGGATTACTCCAAAGCGGAATGGCAAACGACCTTCAATCAGCTTATGACAAAGCTATCCGATTAAACGATGATGTATTTCAAAAAGTAAATGCTGAACAAGCGCAGAAATCTGAAGCGGCTCAACGAGAAAAGGTAGCAGCGGCAAAAGCGAAGGTACTTTCACCTAAGTCAACAACGCCTACAGCGTCAGCGTCTAGTGGTGGTAAGTCCGCAAGCTCTGCTAGAGATGCGATTATGCAAGCATTTGAGCAACATTCTAGTGGTTTAATCTGACAATAAATAAGGAGTGACATTATGGCTTTCGCCAATTCAACCGTGTCAGACATTATTGCAACTACCATCCAAAGTCGTAGTGGCAAACTGGCTGATAACGTAACATTAAACAATGCGGTTTTAGACCGTTTACGTAAGCGTGGCAATGTACGCCCATTCTCTGGCGGTAATGTGATTTTAGAAGAAATCATGTACAACGATTCCAACACAAACAACACAAACTCATACAGCGGTTATGAAACTCTGAACATTGCGCCTAACAGCCCAATCTCAGCAGCTCAATTCTCTATCGCTCAATATGCGTCTGCTGTTACCATCTCTGGCTTGGAAATGTTGCAAAACAGTTCTAAAGAGGCAATCATTGACTTGTTAGAAGGTCGTGTACAAGTTGCTGAAGGTCAATTGATGAACCGCATCCAAACTGACATCTACGGTGACGGTACTGGTAACGGTGGTAAAAACTTAACTGGTTTGGCTGCTGCTGTTGCAGATAGTCCATCTACTGGTGTATACGGTGGTATTAACCGTGCAACATGGTCATTCTGGCAAAACCAAGCTTTCTCTGGCGTAACCAATGGCGGTGCTGCTGTATCTGCTGCTAACATTCAATCTTACATGACTCAATTAGCTATTAAATTAGTTCGTGGTCAAGATAAGGCTGATTTGATTGTAGCTGACAACAACTACTACTCACTGTATGTAAACTCATTGCAAGCTATCCAACGTGTAACTTCTGTTGACGAAGGTGCTGCTGGTTTCGCTTCATTGAAATTCTACGGTGGCGGTACATCTGCTGACGTAGTATTAGGTGGTGGTATTGGTTCTCAAGCAACTGCAAACCATATGTGGTTCTTGAACACTAACTACATCTACTTCCGTCCACATACAGATCGTAACTTTGCCCCTATCGGTGGCGAGCGTCAATCTGTAAACCAAGACGCTGTAGTTAAACTAATCGGTTGGGCTGGTAACATGACAAGCTCAGGTCCACAATTCAGTGGCGTTCTTAAGGCTTAAGGGGAAATAACATGGCATATTCAGTAACCCCACTTGCTGGGATTGATTTGGTTGACACCGTAACAGCAGTAGAAATTGCTGCTGGCGCACCTGTAAACGCTTTACTTGGTACACAAGTATGGGGTTCAGACGGTCGTCGTTATGTATTTGCAAAAGCTGGCGATTCTATCAGTGCATCTGATACAACTTGCTCTGTAGATGCAACTACATTTGTAGCGTCTAATGTAGGCGGTACTTACGATTCACCAGCATACGCAATGGTTGCAGGTGACTACGGCTGGTTCAGCGAAGCATCAGTGTAATCTAAAAGACTCTCACCTCTTCGGAGGTGGGTTTCTAGGTAGCTTTCATTTTGAGAGTTATCTACAAACCCCAAACCACTTTGGAGATTCAAATGCAATACAACACAGATGTAAATAACCCAGATTCACGATTAAATGTTAAGTTTTACCAACGAGCAGTAAGTAACGAGTTCAAGAGTGCTTTAGAAGGCCGTCCTATCATGGAAATGGCAGACTTTGTATTAATAGAAGTGCCAGGCAACACTCACACAGTAATTGACACCTTTGCTGCGACAGAACACAAAGAACGCTTCCCTATTCAATGGGCAAGGTATCAGAACGAGAAAACAGATGGCGATATTGAAGGCACATTGCTTCACGATTGGCCAGTATTAAACGCAGCTTCAGCGGCTGAGTTAAAACACTTTAAATTTTATACAGTAGAGCAAGTAGCACAAGCTTCTGACGCCCAGTTAGGCACAATGGGTATGGCAGCAGGTATGTCACCACTAGCTCTGCGTGACAAGGCAAAAGCTTTCTTATCTAGCGCCAAAGGCACAGCATTAGTTCAACAACAAGCAGACGAGCTTCGTAAGCGTGATGAGGAATTAGCGGCAGTTAAGGCACAACTAGCAGAGTTAGCTCAGAAAATGAATCAACCTAAAGCTGCGCCTAAGAAGGCTAAAGCAGAGGAAACAGTAGAGGAATAATATGGCATCAACTCTCTTGCAATTAGTGCAACAAGCTTCAGGCGAAATGGGCCTAGCTGTGCCTCAACAAGTAGCAGGTAATACATCTGCTGACGTTATTCAATTAAACTATTTGATTAATTCTTTAGGTAACGAACTTGCGAGAGAGTATCCATGGGAAGCTTTAAACATAGAATACGATTGGTATTCTCAATACACTGAATCAGACGGTGCTATTGTTTACGGCACTAACACAATCACAGGTGTAGACCCTGCTACTGTAGCGTTTATCAATGCTGCTGGTGCAACAAACTTTCAAGTGCAAGGCGAAGGCGTAATACAAAGCACAGCCGTAACATCAGCCATAGGCACTACTGTGACGATTAACAGTGCTGCCACTAGCGATGGTTCTGGCAACTATGTGTTTGGTCAAGTTATGTACACATTGCCTACAGGCTTTGACCGTATCACTGATCGCACACAATACGACAAATCTAAACGCTGGGAAATGTTAGGCCCTGAAACACCTCAACAATGGCAATGGCTCAAGTCTAGCTACATTTCAACTGGCCCTCGTATTCGTTGGCGTATCATGGGTCAGAAGTTTCAAATATGGCCACTAACATCTACTAACGAATACCTAAGCTTTGAGTACATCTCTAGCAACTGGGCAACCTCTGCTACTGGCTCTACTCAATCATCATTTATTCAAGACACAGACACTTGTATATTCCCTGACCGCTTAATGGTCTTGGGCTTGAAAAAGAAATACTTTGAGATAAAAGGTTTTGACTCATCATCCTTCCAGCGTGATTACGATATGCAGCTTAACATTGCCAAAGCAAACGATGCTGGCTCTGCTACACTATCACTAGCACCAAGAACAGCCAATGTCCTAATTGGTTGGGAGAACATTCCAGACGCTAACTACGGAGCTTAACAATGGCTAGAGCTAAAAGAGCTGTATCACAGCCAGTATCACTGCCAGCACCAGTAGGTGGATGGAACGCTAGGGATTCACTAGCGGCCATGAGTCCGTTAGATGCGCCTATTTTAACAAACTGGTACCCGGCAACAACCGAGTGCCAGTTACGCAACGGTTACTCTAAACACGCTACAGGCATTAGTGGTCAAGTGGAAACCTTGATGGCTTATGCTGGCGCTGCTACAGACAAGCTATTTGCTATTGCTGGTGGTAGTGTGTATGACGTTACATCGGCAGGTGCTGTAGGTGCAGCGGTGCTTACAGGATTAACTAACTCACGTTGGCAATACCTTAACATAGCTACGGCTGGTGGCAACTTCCTATCAATGGCCAATGGTGTTGATACACCACAAGTATACAACGGCACAACATGGGCTAACGCTGCAATAACAGGCGTTACAGCCACTAAACTAAACAGCCCTATACTTTATGCTAACCGTCAGTTCTTTATTGAAAAAGACACGTTAAAAGTATGGTATCTGCCAGTGCAATCCATTGGTGGTGCAGCAGGTGCTGTAGATATATCAGCGTTTATGACCAAGGGCGGTTACATTGTAGCTCATGGCACATGGACAATTGATGCTGGTCAAGGTGTAAACGATCACTATGTAATTATGACCAACAAAGGTCAAATCATCGTGTATCAAGGCAGCGATCCATCATTGGCTGCTAGTTGGTCTATGGTAGGTGTATGGGATATAGGTGCGCCAATAGGTGCTAGAAGTTTATACAAATACGCTGGCGATATGCTAATCATCTGTCAAGACGGTGTAGTGCCATTATCAGGCGCATTGCAGTCATCTAGGGTTCAACCTAGGGTGGCCATTACCGATAAGATACAGTTTGCTATTAGTGCAGCTGTAACAGATTACGGAGCTAATTTTGGTTGGCAAATAATGTATGTGCCTGGTATTAATCAATTATGGTTAAACGTGCCAGTGCAGGAAGGGCAAAATCAGCAGCAGTTTGTAATGAACACCATTACAGGCGCTTGGTGTAACTACACAGGCTGGAACGCTAACTGCATGGAGATATTAGACGATGAGCCTTACTTTGGTGGTAATGGCTTTGTTGGTCACGCATGGAATACTCAAGCAGATGACAGCACAAACATTACAGCCTTTGGCTTACAAGCCTTTAACAGCTTTAATAGTGCTGGAGCATTAAAACGCTTCACAATGTCACGCCCTATTATCCGCACAGACGGCAATCCTGCTATTGGTGCTGGTATTAACATTGACTTTAACACGACAGACACAACCTCAACTTTAAACTATGTGCCAGTTAATTATGGTGTATGGGATGCAAGCACATGGGATTCTGCAGTATGGGGTGGCACATTACAAGTCCTACAATACTGGCAAGGTCTAAACGGTGTTGGTTATTACGGTGCGCCTACTGTTAAGGTAGTAAGTAACAAGCTACAAGTGCGTTGGGTATCAACTGACATCGTAATCGAGGGCGGTGCAATACTTTAATGCTAGTTCAAGGTGAATTTGTAGCTAGGTGGGTAATGGAAAAGGTAGGCTCTTATACCGAGGGCATGACTGCTATTGGTTGGGAGAAAGATGGCGTTATTGTTGCTGGAACAGCCTTTGAAAACTGGAATGGCAATAATATGTTTGGTCATCAGCGTATTGACTCACCACCTACAAAAAGCTATTGGATTGCTGTAATAGATTACATATTTAATAAAGTAAAGGTTAAGCGTTTTACAGCTACAGTAGAAGCGGACAACCACAAAGCAATAAGCCTTAATCACAAGATAGGTTTTGTAATAGAAACAACTTTAAAAGACGCAGGTCGTAATGGTGATTTACACATAATGACGTTATGGCCTGAAAACTGCAAAATGTTAAATTGGAGTAAAAAAAATGCTAGGTAAATTTGTGCAATTAAGGTTGCAAGGTGTTCGTGACCCATTTATATCAATGGCTAACGGTAAAGCTAAAGCACCGCCAGCGCCTGACTATACTGCTGCGGCTAAAGAAACTTCTGCTGGCAACTTAGAAGCTGCAAGGGCCACTGCTGCTGCTAATCGCACTAATCAAGTTACTCCATACGGAAGTTTAACTTACACAGCCAACCCAGGCACTGATCCATATGGCAACACTTTATACACTGCCACTCAAACATTATCTCCGGAACAACAAAGAATTTATCAACAAGAAAGCCAACTTAATGAAGGCTTAATGTCTACAGCCAACACTGGATTGCAATACGCTAACAAAGTTTTAAGTCAGCCCGGTGTTGATATGTCCAAACTTCCTGGCTTAACAAGCAACGTGCCAACTGGGCAATTAGCTACAAGCTATAATGTGCAAAATGCTACAGGCAATTTAGATTTATCAGGTATGCCAGCATTAAAATCATCTATTGACACACAAGGCTTGCCTTCTTACGGTATTAACCCAGGCGAAACATACTCTGACGCTATTATGCGTAGATTGCAACCTGATTTAGAGCGTCAAAGGTCTGCTGAAGAATCTCGTTTAGCTAATCAAGGTATTGGCTTAGGCTCTAACGCTTACTCTACTGCTAAAGACATATTAGGCAGACAACAAAACGATGCTTTAACTAGCGCTATTGTTCAAGGTATGGGTGTGGGCTTACAAGCCAATCAACAACAATTTGGTCAAAACGCAGCACAAACACAAGCTCAAAATGCTGCTAATGCACAAGCCTACCAACAAGCTCTTGCTAGTGGTCAATTTGGCAATCAAGCTGCCGCACAAAATACAGGCAATGCTGCTAACTTGGCTGCGTTTGGCAATCAAGGTGTTAATCAACAATTCCAACAAGGCTTGGCTAATGCACAACTTGGCAACCAAGCACAACAACAAGGCTTTCAACAACAAGCTTACAATCAAATGCAACCGATTAATGTCATTAATGCGTTGCGTTCAGGTTCTCAAGTGCAAAATCCAAGCTATGCCGCTACACCTCAACAAGCGGTTACTGGTGGTGCTGACATACTTGGTGCAACTCAAGCAGGGTATAATGCTCAATTAGCTAATGTAAATGCACAGAACGCTGCTAGTGGTGGCTTTATGAGCGGTTTAATGGGTCTTGGTGGTGCTGCTTTAAGTAACCCGGCAATCTTTACTTCAGATATTAATGCCAAAGAAAACATAACTAAAATTGGCTCATTAAACAATGGTCTTAACCTTTATACATACAACTATAAAAACGGTTATGACTTGCCAGAAGGTAGACAAGTTGGCGTTATTGCTCAAGAAGTGGAAAAAGTTATGCCTGAAGCTGTTGTTGAGATGAACAACGGCTTTAAAGGTGTTAATTACGCAATGTTAGGGGTTTAATATGGATTTTGCACAATACTTACCTACATTTGGTGGTCAAGAGGAAATGCCTCAAGACGATGCTATGATGCAAATAGAACTGCAACGTCGGCTTAAATTTGCTGATGCCTTGCGCCAACAAGAAGCGCCACAAGGTCAAATGGTTTCTGGCATATATGTAGCCCCATCATTTACACAGCATTTAGCTTCATTGGCTAATAAATATGCTGGTGGTCAGCAAGAAAAAGCTGCTATGAAAAAATATGGTGATTATCAAGCCGCACAAAACGCAAAACTAGCAGACTTGTTAAAACCTGAAGCAAAATTAGACGTATCTTATAGCGAGTCTGGCAATCAGCCAATGATTAATGAAACGCAAGCAATGCCAGATAAAGGCGCATTCTTAGCAAAAGCATTACAAGCAAGACCAGATTTAGCGCCTAAATTATTAGAAATGCAATTAGGCAATATGTTTACAGAAGAAAAACCTATGGTTGTAGGTCAAGGTGCTGCTCTTACTGATAAACAAGGTAATGTTCTTTATCAAAACCCAAAAGAAGAACTTGCTAAATCTAATTACGCTAATGTTCAACAAGATCCACAAACAGGTCAATTCTTTGGCGTAAACATTAAAACCAATCAAATTGAACAGATACCTGGTGCAGCAATGACACCAAAACCACCTATGTCTGCTTATGAAACAGAATCTTTAAGATTAAGAAAGCAAGAGATTAACAAAAAAGAAGACAACAACTTTGACAGCGAAACAATAGATATGTTGGCCGATCAAGCTTTAACTGGTGACAAATCTGTGTTTAGTGGTCGTGGTATGACAGGTGCAAATATTGGCGCTATTCGTCAACGCATGAATCAAAAAATGCGTGACAGAGGTATGACAGGCGCTGACATTGCTGCTGCTAATGCTGAGTTTATGGGCTTTGGTGCTGCTCAAAGAACTGCCGGTGTTAAAGGTGCAAACGTGCAACTGGCTGGTGCTGAATTTCAAGGCTTATTGCCATTGGCAGAGCAAGCTTCTAGGGCCGTATCAAGAAGCAAAATCCTACCATTTGGTAAAGTTCAAATCATGTTTGATGAGCAAACCAACGATCCTGCATTGCGTGAATTTGCTGCGGTTAACAACGGTATTATTAACACATACGCTAGGGCAATTAGTCCAACTGGCGTACCTACCGTGTCTGATAAAGATCACGCTCGTAAGATATTGTCTACAGCGTTTGACCAAAAATCATACCAAGCAACTTTAAATATGCTTAACAGGGAAATTGACGCAGCCATGAAATCTCCGATCCATGTCAGAGAAGCTATGAGAAATCAAATTAGTGGCCGCAGTTCACCAGCAGCACTTCCATCGGCAAATGATATTGCTGCTGAAATAGCTCGTAGACAAGGACGCAAATAATGGATTTGAGCAGATTATCAGATGCAGATTTGATGGCTTTACAGGCAAATGATTTAAGCAAATTGTCTAATGAAGGTCTGCAAAGCTTGCATAGTAATTTATCTAACAATATGGGTGATGTACCAAGCCCTATGTCTGGCACTACTCCACAAATAAGGCAAAAAACTTTACTTGATAAAACTGCTGAATTGCTATCTGGCGGTAAGTTTGGATCTATGCAAGATCTTGTATATGGCGGTCAAAGGCCGGCAGATACAATGATGGGACAAGCCGGTCAAATTGCTAGACAGTCTGGGATTGAAGGATTGCAAGGCATCGGTCAAGTAGGGCAAGTAAGCCCGGCAATGACTGCCATAGGTCAAAACATTCCTAACATGGGCAAGTACACAAAGCCTGTTACAGAAGCGTTAAGCAAAATACCTGCTACTGTTTTAGGTAAAACTTCTGGTATCATTGATCCCAAAGCGCTTAATGTTGCATATCAAGTTGGCAAATCTGGATCGCCTGAGTTAAGTGCAGCACTAGCTGCCGGTAAAGAAATACCAATTATGCCTGAGTCACGCATGATTTATAACTACGCCAGGCAACTAGGCTTACCTCATGATATTGCGTCTACGGCAGAGCATTATAACGCTACTGAAAAAGGTGCTTGGGGTTTATGGAATGCAGCAAAAGCAGCCGGTACTAAGTTTCCATCTTTTGAAGATTTTTCAAAGTTAGATCTTCCGGAGCAAATTAAACTTGCTACACAGGCTGGTGTTGATTTAGGCACATATCTGCCACAAAATAAATTAGCTACAGGATTATTAAAAGGTGAAGGTATTGCAGCCGGAGCTTCAGCATTGGGACATATTCCTGCTGTATTAAAGGGATTAGTTTCAGCAAAAATGTTGCCGCTAGTAGCGTTACAATCACCTAGAATGGTAGGCAATATGGCTAAAGGTGCCGGGGCCACTGCAAGAATGGCAGAGCAAGCATCGCCTTATGTTAAAGCTGCAATGACGCAATTGCCAACAAATCAAACAGCAGCATTATTAGCTAGAATGCTATCAAATCAAGAGGAGCAATAAATGGCACGCAACGGATCAGGAACATACTCGTTACCAGCAGGTAATCCAGTTACCACTGGGTCAACCATCTCATCATCATGGGCTAATACCACACTATCAGACATTGCTAGTGCTTTAACAGGCTCTATTGCTGCTGACGGTCAGACTACCCCTACAGCTAACCTACTCATGGGTACTTATGCCCATACCAATGTAGGTAACGCTACTGCTAGGACTATGTATGCCTCGGCAGGTCAGGTTCAAGACTCTACTTTAACCTACCTTACAAGTGTAGCTGGAACGAACGCTATAACGGCTTCAGCGCCTATTGTGATGACAGCCTATGCTACGGGTCAAACCTTCCGTTTTATTGCGGCTAATGCGACTACAGGTGCTGTTACGATTAACATCAACTCTATTGGTTTGAAGTCTATTGTTCGCACAGATGGTTCAGCTTTGGTGTCAGGTGATATTGCCTCTGGTGCTGCTGTACAAATTATGTATGACGGCACTAACTTCCAATTGTTAAGCGATGCTAACGGTAAATCTGAAACTGTTACTAACTTAACTGTAACTGGCACTTTAACTGCTAACAATGACGCATCTATTAGCGGTCTAACTGTAGGCAGGGGTGCTAATTCCTCTACGCAATCAACCGCCATAGGTTATCAAGCATTATTAAATCAAACAGATGCAACTGGGTATAATACAGCAGTAGGGTATCAAGCTGGTAAGCAAACAACTTCAGGTATTGAGGTAAATGCTTTTGGTAGACTAACATTATCATCAAATACAACTGGTTCTGAATTATCAGCTTTTGGTGATGGTTCCTTATATTCAAACACAACTGGTGGCAAAAATACGGCAGTTGGCACACAAGCCCTCTACTCAAACACCACAGCCTCTAATAATACAGCCGTAGGCTACCAAGCTGGATTTGCTAATATAACTGGCACGTATAACATATTAATTGGAGCTGGAGCAGGTTATTATTCAACAAATGCAAATGCTTTACAATTTATTGGATATCAAGCTGGTTATTTTCAAACTGGTGGTTCTAACACAGCTATTG